ATGTATAATCACATCTTAACTGATAAGGGATTACAGTTATTCCAAGACGATTGGAACTCAATTAAGAAAGACTAATGGCACTATCAGAACAAACTTTAGAAAGTCTAAGAAAGGCTGAAGTACATCTCCGTGATGCACTTGCCTTTGCAGCGAGAGTAGAAAAACCCTACATTGTCAGAGAATTAGGTGCTATGATCTCTCATTTAGATCAAGTAGCTAATACTGAGTCTTTCTTTGATAAGATAGATGAGGCTGTTAAAAAGGTAGAGGAGGAATACGACAGTGATTGAAACTCGTTATAATGATGATCGCATGATTATACGTCAAAATGCATTTCTTTCTTTAAAACAGTACAACACTCTCGAAAATGTCCGTAACCTCTACGAATTCTGCCACCTCTGGGTATCACAAGGTAAAACAGATACCAGAGGAATCGAAGACTCTTTTCTTAGATACTGCGAAAACCATAGCAATCCGTAAGGGTTCTATTGCAAGACTCGACCACATAGAGGGTAGGGTTCTTTTTGTAAGTGAGAAACCCCACAGAGGTTTAGATGGCAGAAGACTATCTGCATACATCACAATATGTTTTAATGAAACATCTCACGGTGCTATATGTGTTTTTGAGAATGAGTGGGAAAAAGTAGAAGTAATCAAGTACTAATTATGTTTACAATTTACGGCAAAGATGAATGTCCTATGTGTTTCAAGATCAAAACTGTTCTTGAACTGTTGGGTAAGGACTATATTTACAAGGAACTAAACAAAGACTATACTGTGAAGGAGTTTGAAAGTCAGTTCCCTCATACTTTATCCATGCCACAGGTGGTTATGGATGGTAAGAATCTAGGCAATGCCAATCAAACCTTAAAATACCTAAAAGAACACCGAATCCTCTAAGTATGGACATAAATAAAGGCGTAGAACTTATACTCAAAGGGGATAAAAAGAAACCGCCAAAACAAACACCAAAGTTCTTCGATATCAAACTTTCTCTATTTGGTAGAGAATTTAGATTATCGTTAGATATAAAAAAGAAAACCAGTAATTAACCTTGGGAGGAATCCAATGGAAACGTCAGTACTTCTTGTAATATTCAGTATATTATGCTTTACATTTATGGTATTAGGTGGTATAATTGGCTGGTTGGCCCAACAAAATAATTACGTCAACATGCAAAATCAACGTGATACTGCACTCGCAACTCACCCTGAGATGTATGACGAAAATGGGATGTTAATTCCCGATGAAATAGTAGCCTTGAGGTTTGAAAATCCAAATGACAACAGCGAAGAAGACGACAGCGACGAAGACTAGATCTACGTCCACTAGGAAGAAAACTTCCGCTCGCAAAAAACCAGCGACAAAACCAAGAACAGTAACAGTTAAAAAGAAAGAACTGCCTGCTAATCCTATGGTTCATGAACTATTGGAAGCAGTTGATTCCGAAAGAGTAAAAGCAAGTAAGTTAGACTTGCTTCGTACTCATGGAGATGATTCTTTCAAGATGACTATGATTTGGAACTTTGATGAATCTGTGATTTCTATGTTACCAGAGGGTAACGTTCCATATCAACCTGTAGAGAGTGATGTTCAAGCGAATAGAGAAATGGGATTACCACAGAGAACCACTATTCGTAACTCTGCTAGAAACTTTTATCGTTTCATAAAAGGTGGAGATGATGAGTTGAATAAGATAAAGAGAGAAGGTCTTTTTATCAATATACTTGAGACCTTACCTCCACCAGAAGCAGACATTCTTGTTCTTGTTAAAGATAAAGCTCTTAACACAAAATACAATATCACTAAGGAATTAGTGGCAGAAGCATATCCAGAAATCACATGGGGTAACAGAAGTTGAAAATTATTCACGAAAAATGCGATCCAAAGTTAGCAGAAGATAGGAAATTGCCGTACACAGCATATCTTATTGAGTATGTTGATAAGGAGAACGGTGAAGATAAAACCTTTTATGACATTACCATCTCTCAGAAAGCAGTAGAGATGTTTGATCACTACTATGATAAGTACAAGACAGGTCTAAAGGGTTGGAAACAAACAATGGGTATTGTTAACCCTAAGTTGTGGAATCCAGAATCGGAGAAGAAAGCTCCTGCTAACAAGCCATCGCAAAGAAAACGAAAATGATCAATCCTATGAGTGTTATTAAAAACGTAAGAACTGTTTACAGCAGATTTTACCAAGAGAACATCAAAGAGGTTGAAGTTCAATTCGGCGATGAGAACCCTGCATGGATTCCATATGATACTTTGTTAGGTATGATGGATTTTGAGGGAGATATTGCTAATGGATGAAGTCAAACAGGAAGACCTTGCCAAAACTGGTAAGGTTGAAATGAATGCCGATGAGTATGCAAAACTCATTAAGAAGTATAAGAAGACAAAGAAATATATGAAATCCAATTTGTTTGCAATTAAAACTATGGATGGCACAGAGAAATATGTGTCAAAACTATTGAAAGAAGCAGATGAAGCCGAAGGTAATTGATGATTTTCTAAAACCAGAAGACTACGAAATCCTCCGCAAAACGATGATGGAGGATTCTTCATTTCAATGGGAGTTTGCTAATGGTGTAAATATGCCTGGAGATGGTAATTACCAATTCTGCCATATTTTTTATCATCAGTTTGAACCCAGAAGTAAGTTCTTTTATAACTTATTTCCAATCATCAATGAACTTGAACCAGTATCAATCGTTAGAATCAAAGCAAATCTAAATATGAAAACATCCGAAAGGATTGATTATGAAATGCATAAAGATGTTGACGATTGCATCACTTCCATCTACTATGTAAATAGTAATGATGGTTATACTCGATTTGAAGATGGTACAAAGGTTGACAGTATTGCTAATCGTATGGTAGTATTTAATTCTAACACCTTACATGCTGGTTGTACTCCAACTGATAGTCTTCGTAGATGTGTGATTAACTTTAATTATTTTATTTAATATGGATAAACAACACCTAAAATTAATGATTAAACAATTGAAAATGGTTGTTGAAGAACTGGAGGCAGAAGTATATTCTGATCCCAATTCTTACGTTGAACCTAATGGTAAGACTATTACCTATGCAGATCAAGAAGAAATGTAATGAATGTAAAGTTAGTAAACATTACACCTGATGCAGAGAAGACTATGGCATACATTGCCAGAGTATCTAATCCAAACAATCAGGACAATGAAAAGTTTGCTGGATTATTGAAATATTGTATCAGTCATAATCACTGGTCAGTATTTGAACAATCTAGTATGACTCTTGAAATTGAAACGACTCGTGCTATTGCTGCACAGATTCTACGTCATAGATCATTTACTTTTCAAGAGTTCTCTCAGCGTTATGCTGACAGTACAAAGTTAGGAACTATTCCTATCCCAGATCTTAGAAAACAAGATCTAAAGAATCGTCAAAATTCAACAGACGATCTTGATTCCTTTGTTAAAGAGAAGTTAGAACTACAAATGAATACTTTGTTTAGTTCTGCAACCGCCTTGTATCAACAGATGTTAGAGGAGGGAGTTGCAAAGGAATGTGCTAGAATGGTATTACCACTCTGTACACCCACAAGAATCTATATGACAGGTTCTTGTAGATCATGGATACACTATATTGATTTGAGATCCGCTCATGGAACTCAGAAGGAACACATGGACATTGCACATGCTTGTAAGACAGTATTTGTAGAACAGTTTCCAATCGTTTCTGAAGCATTAGAATGGAGAAATGGTGTGGTTGAGGTACAAAAACAAATTAAAAAAGAACTTCACGGAGAGGAATCTTAATGGCAACATACCCTGTAGTTCACAAGGAAACTCGTGAACAAAAAGAAGTTGTAATGAGCATCCATGACTGGGATCAATGGAAGATTGATAATCCAGAATGGGATAGAGATTATTCAGACCCATCAACAGTACCAGGCGTGGGAGAAGTTGGAGAGTGGAGAGACAAACTCGACAACAAACATCCAGGCTGGAAAGAAATTTTAAAGAAATCTGAAAAATCTTCTGGAATACAGGGTCGTTTAGCCAAGAGAGGTATTGTTTAAGTATGACAACTAAAAAAAGAAGGAATACTAACAGCCAACACCGTGATAATACTGTTGGAGCTGGAATGACTGCTAAGCAAAGACGTAGGAAGAGACCAATTAACAACAGTGTGATGGTTGACGTAGAACCAATCACAGAGAATCAGAAGTTATTCTTTGATCACTATGCAAAAGGAAAGAATATATTTGGGTATGGTTGTGCTGGAACTGGTAAGACTTTTATTAGTTTGTACCTAGCACTCAGAGATGTTCTTGACGAAATGACACCATATGATAAGGTGTATATTGTTAGGTCATTGGTTTCTACAAGAGAGATTGGTTTCTTGCCAGGCGACCATGAGGATAAGTCATCACTTTATCAGATTCCTTATAAGAATATGGTAAAGTATATGTTTGAGATGCCCTCAGACAATGACTTTGAAATGTTATACGGTAATTTAAAAGCTCAAGAGACTATTTCATTCTGGAGTACATCATTTAT